GTTCTTGGTAATCTTTTAGGTAATCGTGTCCAATGTGGCTATCAAATCCAATGGCAAGTGCTTCTTGCAAAATTGCTGGAATGGAATCTCTTGACTTCTTTTCGTCTTGTCCGTCAGCAATTTTAATGCTTTCCATAAGAGCAAGATAAATTGCTCGATCTTTACACCATTTTTCAGTAGTATCAACTAACCATTGTTTATCTGCTGGTGCATCATCAAGTTTAGAAATATACTCACAAATAATTTTATAAGTATCCTCTGTAATATCTGTTCTTTTTTCTGTTTCAATCAAAAGAACTTCTTTTGTTGCTAGTTGCTCATAAGCAACAATAAATTTACAAATCTCCTCGAAAACTACCTTCTCGTGAAGATTCTCGAAATATTCATTTTTAATAAAAGGCAATACCTTTCTACAATAATCATTATTAAATAAGAGACTTCTAAGAATTGTAGTTTCGACTTTTTCCATTACTCCTCTAACTATGGATTTCTTTTGTGGTGTGGAGCATCAAATACAAAAGTAATTCTAACTTCATCACCGATATTTTCAGCACTATGGGGAAGTTTATTATTAAACCAGAAAAAAGTTCCAGGTTCAACAATCATAGTTTCATCTCCAACAGTATACTTGTATTTTCCCTGAATAGAAAGATGATATCTATCCTTTGTAAGATAATAAGTTCCTTCATCAATATGTGTTCCAACAATTTCACCAACAGATAATGCAAGAAAAGCACAACGACGTATTTTTTTAAAATATGTATTTAAAAATTTAAGAACTTCTGTGTGCTTTTTATATGCAGGTGTTTGAATGCATATTTCAGTATCACCAACATATTGACCTTCCTTTTCTATTCCACCAATTATCAATTGAAGAACATCAACTGTAACAGTATATTTTGTTGGGTCAAGTTGTTCTATTTTTTTATCTTTAATATTTTTTTGTGAACCCCAATCTTCTGGATATTGTTTTAATTGTTCTAAAATTTTAGATACATCAATTCCAGTTTTTATAACTCGAATATTTTCCATCATCCATAAGAAAATTCCTTCTTTGCTGCTTCGTCTAGTGCCTGCATTATTTCTGGTGTGAAATATTTCTCTGGATTTTCATTAATAGTTTTTCCAAATTGAGTTGTGCCATCTCCAACATCATAACGAGTTCCCACCTTTTTAAAGATCTCACACCTTTCAGCAAGATCAAGAAGACCATAATACTTATCAAGACCACGTTGATCATAAAACAAACGTACCTCCACTTCTTTGTTTTCTTTACTTAAACGAGACTTTTGTGTCTTACATTTAATAATATTCCCAACAACTTCGGTCCCATCCTTTTCTTTCTTTTTAGAAAGATAGATGATAGAAGATGCTGCATATTTAAGACCACTGCCACCACTCATTTCTTTTGTAGGAACATACGATCCTACAACATCGTATGTGTGATTAGTCACAATCATAGGAATCTTTGCTTGTCCCAGTTTAAGAGTAAGCATTCTAAATGCACCTTTCACAAGTTGAGATTTAGTCATATCTCTAACTTGTTTATCATTTAGTGCATCTTCAATTTCTTTCTCAGTAGAAAGCATTCCCAAAGAATCAAGAACAAACATACAAGGTTTACGTTCACCTTCTTTTTTCTTTAGATATAAATCTACTGCCTTAAGTGCTTTACTTCTAAACTCTTCAATAGTAACAACATTAACTACAACAATTCTATTAATATCAAGACCACGACCTTGAAGTAACGACTTACTTACAGCAGCCTCAGTATCAAAATAGAGACAATAACCATCGGGGTGATTGTCAAGAAAATTCTTAACCACAGCGAGAGAGAAGAAAGTCTTTCCAGTAGAAGACTCTCCAGCAATAGCAGTAATCTTATTCCCAGATACACCACCAAAAATACTACCTGAAACCAGTGCATTAAAGATGTACGAACCCGTGTCAACATAAGTTTCAGTCTCATCAATGTCGGAAGCAAGTTGCGTATACTCACCTCCAATCTCTTTTACAATATCTTTTAAAAAGTCCATTAGTTAAAAAATGATTCTAAGTTTACAGTTTTTTCTACTTTCCAGTCAATTGCATCCAAAATTACTTTCATTGGTTCCAAAAATGCTTTACTGAATTGTAGGTCATAATCAATGTATTTGTCTAGTCCAAATTCCTTTGGAAATTCTTGAATATAAGAAATTACGTTTTCGTGAATTGGATTTGGAAGTTTCAAATAACAAAATTTAATCTTCTCACCATTTTGAATTTTTGCATACTTCTTATCCAACTTTTTTTCTTTAATTAGATGATTATAAAGAAGTGCCCCTCTTGCGTGAATTGGAGTTCCTTTACTATAAAGAGTTGATGAAGATTTATGTTTATCTACGTCATTAATTGAACGTGGAAATGAAATTTCTTCTGGAGGAAGTTTATTAAATGCTTTACGGAAATTATCTATAAAAGAAATCATTTCGTCTTCTGTTTTAGTCATCACAATTTTAAGAGCATCCTTAATCTTTTGACGACAAGGAGCAGGAGTAGAAGATTTGACTGCTTCCAGTCCCATAATCTTTAATTTAGGTTCATCATAACGAACACCTTCACTATCCCAAACATTAAGAATATATCGTTTCTTGGCAGTCCAGATTCCACGGTCGGCAATATTCTCCCGTTTCATCTGCATCTTCTGGTCGTATGCATTCACATAGTCCGCCAGTTCTTGATAAGAACTCTCAATATATTTTTCAAATTCCATCGAACAGACCTTATCAAGGAACCCAACAACTTCCTCAGTAGTTTTTTCTCTTCCTTTGTATACAGTCTCGACAAAAGGACCCATATTAAGGTAGATAGAATCAGTATCTGAAGCAATAACATAATCAACATCATTTGTTTTAAGAATTTTGTTTAAGTAAGAATTCATTTTACCTTCAATCCAACGAATGGAAACTTGTCCTGACATTGTGATTGCTTCGGCATTTGCTAGTTTATAATATCTAAAATATTGATTTCCAATAGCACCATAAGCACTATTAAGAGAAATCTTTTTTGCCATTTGGATATTATTGCATCTTGCAATTTCTTTTTCTAATTCTTTTGTCTTAGTTTTTTCATATTGCTGTTTCGCAATCAACATCTTTTTCTTAAAGATTACACGGTCGTTATACATTTTCTCCATTAGTTCTGGAAGAAACCCACGAACGTCTTTACGATACATCGCACCATTCGGGCATATCGCATAATCTTTATAATCACCAAATTCAACTTTTCGATTCAATATCCTTTCAACAGTTGCGCTGGGATGTCTTTCTTCCAAGAGTGTTTCTGGAGAAATGTTGTATTGCATAATGAGATGAGGATAAAGAGAATTAAGGTCAAAAGATACAACCCAATCATACTTCCCAGGAATCGGTTCCTTGACATATGCCCCCGCAAATTTATCACTCTTTTCTGAACGGTCTTTAGGTGGAATAACAATATTTCTCTTCTTCAAATAGTTATAAATGATTGCGTCCCAAGTTCTCACTTGAAAAAACACATCGTTAAAATTAACTTTGGCATCATATGCCATTGTAAAACATAGTTCGATAAGTTTCATCTTATCTTCTAATTGGTCTACAAGTTCCACATCTCGAATATTATAATCAATAAACTTTTGCCAATCTTTTGTATAAAAATCTTTAAAAGTCTCAAATTCAGAGTGGTCCAATTTCTTTTGACCTAGTTCCACATTTGCAATATGATCTAGACGATAAGATTCTTGTGCCTTATAAGTAAACTTTTTATAGAGGTCGAGATAATCAATAATTGAAATTCCAGAAACCTCATAAGAGATTTGTTCTCTTCCTTTAATTACAAGTTCCCGTCTACGAATATTTCCCCAAGGAGAAAGACGACGTGCTTCCTTTTCACCAAGAATCCTATCAATTCTTCCAGCAATATAAGGAATATCATACAATTCACAGTTCCAACCTGTAATTACATCAGGAGTTTCTTTTTCCCAAAATGCCAGAAAGTGCTGAATTAAATCAATTTCATCTCTACATTCAACATACATAACGTCCTTACGAGTATTCACATAAGGACGAGAGGCAAAACAAATAATGTTCTTTGTTGCGTAGTTTTGTAGTGTGATTGCTAAAAGTTCTTCCGCACAATCAAATACATTTGGAAATCCATTTTCCGATGCAACCTCAATGTCAATTGTTAAAAGACGAATTTTTTTAATATCAAACTTGATTTCATCTTCTGGATAGGTTTCAGAAATATATTGTGCTTTGTAATTATCATTACCATAAACAGTAAATCCTTCTACATTCTCATACTTCTTTAAAAATTCCTTACAATCAGAAATCTTTCCAGGTTGAATTGGTTCAACACTCAACCCATCAAGAGTTTTATATTTACTTTGTTTTTTAGAAGTGACATAAAGAGTTGGTTGAAACTCTTCTTCTGTTTGAAAATACCTACCGTCTTCATATCCACGAACCAACATTTTATTAAATTTTTCATAGACGTTGGTATAAAATCTCATTTTGTAAGTTCAGTATATTCATCAAGTAATTTTCCATTTGGTTCAACAAGAGTTAAAATCTTATCAGAACTCATCATAATCTCTTCATCATTTGTAATTCCCTTCAACCAAGGAGAAAGACTTCCATCATCAGAAATCAAATATGGTTTTACTAGTTTACAATTTGGTTCTCCAAAATCAACCAATACTTCTTCAATTTCAGTTATTAAATTCAACTGATTCATTAATACTAGAACCTGAATCGTTCTTTGTACTTCTTCCTCTTCCATTCATTCTCTCCTCATAAGATTTTTTTAAAGTTGCTGCTGGTTCTACAATTGTAACCACCCAGTCTGGATTGATTGCAATATCAGTATCATCGGACAAAGGCATCCAAGGATAGACTGAAATATTACATGCTCTCTTTTCTGATTGTTCTAATTCTTCCATCAAAACTTGTGGTTGAGTCAATTTAACAACATAAGGATCAGAAAAGATAAAAGAAACAATTCTATTTGTTTCTTCTGAAATTGCTTCTCTAATATCTGCAATTACATCTTCACCAGATTTTAATAGTGCGAGTTTTACTGCCATTTTAGTCACATACCTATTGTAATTTTAACAAAAAAATGGGGGAGCGTCAACTGGATTTTGCCAGTTGCTCCCCTGCGACGACGATATTCAATTATATTTAGTCCCCACCAGAGTCACCACTTGCTCCACCAGAACCAGTATCAGTTCCTTTAGAACACACTCTTTTCTTTATTCTTTTATAAAAGACTGTATTCCCATAACATTTTTCTTTTGGGTGATATGGTTGAGTTCCAAAATCACCCTTCACTTCCT